AACATTTACATAAGTGTTGTTACTATATTTTATAATTTCAAAAGGACTATTATTTAATAGAATTAAACTAACTTTTGATTCTGGTTGTGGTCTTGGATTATATAAAGCTTGAGGATCTGAACCAACTGGTTTAGGTGAAAGTTGTGGTTGTTTAGCTTCGTACTCTGAAGTATGTACTAAAGCTCCATTCCATTCTCTTACCATTTCTGTATATGGAAATCTTAATCCTGATCTATCAGAAATTGCTAATGCATGTTTGCCTGAAGCGTAACCACCCATTATACACCATCTCCATAAAATGTTTGTGGTGAAATGAAACTAGATGTTCCTTGGTTGTCTGCATCTAATGCTCTTAACATTTCACTCTCATATCTTCTCTCTAGTTCTCCAGCTCTTTCTGGTGAAACTTTTTGACTTAAATAATATGATAATCCTGAAATCATACATGGGTAAAATCTATTAACTACATCTGAAGTATTTGTATATCCTCCAACATCTTGAATTTTAGACATGTAGTAAAAACAAAATTGAAAATTACTTGGTGTAGATGTACTAGACACACTTGAACTCGGTGTTGCATATAAAAATATACTTGGATTTACATTTCTATCTACATAGTATTGAGAAGGTGTTCCTTTTGTTAATTTATTTGGAGTTTGGGAATAAGCTGACCTAGCTATTTTAGTAAGTGCAACATCAACTGGGGCTGCGGTATTTGAATTATTTCTATAGTAAGCTTCTAATACTTCATTAATATCATCTGGAAAGTTTTGTGAATCAGTTGCATAACTATATTCTGCTTGTCCTAATACCAAAGGTATTTTTGCAAGTTTAATTTTCCATAAATGAACACCTCTGTTAGCCCATTCTTGAAATAAAATGTTTAAAGATCTTCTAGCACTTCTTAATTGTTTACCTGTTCTAGTTCCTAAAACTCCTGTTCTCTCATAAGCTTCTTCTATAATTTCATCCATTTGAGGATCAAAAGAAGTAGTTCCAGAAGTAGGGGATGTAGTTTGTGCACTATTACCCATGCCCACTAAAGCTGTAGAATAATAAAATAATACTGGAGCGCCAACAGTTCTTACTGGAGCGACGACAATTGTAACTTTAGCTCCGGCCTGACCTGCTGTGCCTGTTACTGTTACACCTGTTGTATAATTTGCACCACCTGCCGTATTCGTTCCATCTTTTGTTGATGAAAAAAGAAAAGGAAAGTTAGCATTAGTCCCATCGGATTGATCAAATACATAAGTATCGCCTTCCTTTAAAAATAAAACAGGACTTACTTCACCATTAATAAAAAATTTATTAGCAGTGCTAAAGGCATTTGTGCCACTTGCGACGGTGACTGTAAAAGTAATAGTCGCCATTGTAAACCTAAGCTCCGGTTATTGTTACAGTAACGCTTCCGTCTGTTCCACCTGTTTGAGTAAGTGTAGCAATAAGACCAAGTTTAAATAAAATACCTGAACCTGGAACATAAACTTCTAGTCCTTCAGTTTCATATCTGTAAATAGCTTTTAAATTTCCCGCACCTGCCGCACCTGCAGTAGCTGCATCATGGAAAGATAAAACAGAACCTGCTTCACCTCTACCTTGAATTGAGGTAACTCTAGTTCTACCTACTTTTAATGCAGAAGCTGCACCAGTAGTTTTATTGAGTGTTGTTTGGTCACTTGAAAATGAACTTCCACCTGACATATGTTTTCTCCTTTTAAATTTTAAATGTGGGCCTGAGCCCACATTAATTAATTATTTATTACGCGTTAGCGAACGGTGTTACTATAGTACCTGATCCAATTAATAAACAATCGGAAACCATATACTTAGCAGTGTCGATAGCTGTAATAGTTATTATACTACCAACAATTCCACCTTTTGTAGTACCATTCATAGTAATAACATCATTTGCTGCAACGGGTGCAAAAGCTTTGTAGTCACCATTGTTTACACCAATTGTAACTGCACCAACAAATTTATCAGTACCATCAGTTTTAATATCCATATCAGTCGCAGCTGTTTCAACAAAAAATTTAAAACTAGTTCCGATAGTATTTGGGTTATTGGGATCTCTTCCTGGTCCTGAGTTGTTGCTTCCGCCTGTACTAATAATAGTTGGTAAAGTAAATTTACCATCTGCATCATTTGTAAGCATTATTCTTCCTGCGTGAGCAGCAACTGTTAAAGATGTGTCAGCTGTTAGATTTACGAAAGATCCTGGTCCAATTGATTGGAAACCATTTCTAGATCTTATTGGTCCGTCGAATGTAGTGTTTGCCATGTTAATATTCCTCCTAGAATATAGTAAATGTAGTCCCTAGGGGTTGTCGACTATACGCGTCTACATTCATCATTATTTAAATGTATAGTGTTAATAGTATATGTTATTTTTGAGTAGAGTGCAAGAGATCCTAAGGTATTTATGCATTTCAGCGATGTAGCTTTTGTCTAAGTTGCTACAGAAACTTGTGGAGTGACGCCATCAACTTGATTTTGTCTATGAGCAATAGCTGCTTCTTCCAGCTTGATGTCAGTGATAACTCTTTTTACTCTGTCATCAATCTTAACCATCTCAAGAGTATATCTATTATTATCTAGATGCTCCTGTTGCCACTTCAACTCCAAGGACCTTTTTTGTTTGTATAGGTCTTGTATCATCTATAACCTCCTCATAAGTTATTCGATTTATCCCAGTATCATAGTTGTTTCCGAGATACTCCCATTTTATACTCTTTTCTCCTAGTTTGTCAAGTATTGCTTGTTCAACACTTTCAGCTGTATCTTCAACATGCTCAATATTAAATTTTGCATGATAACTATAGGCCCAGATATTTATGGAAGTTTTTTTCATTTACACACCTTGTTGTAGTTAAAAAAAGGGCCGTTTTTAGGCGGCCCTTTAAATTATTTATTATGCTCCTGGAGAACCAAAGATACCTCTAGGGTCAGAGAAACCAAATACGTATCTCTCTCTAGCTTTGTATCTAACGTTACCAGTATCGAAGTCACCTTCCATAGAAGTTTTGATCGGTGATCTTACGAAATGTTTTAGACCATTTGGAACATCAGTTTTGATGAAAAATGCATCAGGATCTGTTAAGTAGTGATTAACTACATAACCTTGAGAAATCATTCCCATGTTCTTGATTGCATTGATATCGTTATCTGCTGTACTTGTTCTACCGTCAGACTTCATAAGTCTGTCAGCAGTAAATTGAAGCTCAGAAGGAATAATCATTTTCATTCCTCTAGCCGCAATTTTTAGTCCTCTTTCGTCAGTAAACGCCGCGATGTCAATTAAAGACTGCTCTAAAGAAGTTTCGTTTAAATCAGCAGAAGTTGCTAATTCATTTGCGAAAGTTCCAGAAAGCGTAGGGTGAGCCGTAGAACATAGTTCCACTCCATCACCACCAGCAAATGCTGCTGTGAACGCATTGTTCAATACAGCTGCCGCTTTAACTTGTTTAGTGTTTGCCATAGATCTTGCTAACGCTTTTGTATATCTAGACGCAAGTCTGTCATACAAGTTATCTTCGATAGCTTCTTCTGTGATTGCAAACGCTAACGCGATTGTTTCGTTTGTGTAACGAGCCGTGAAAGTTTCTTGCGCATCATCGAATGATACACCTTGACCTTCAGGTTTAACTGATGCATTTCCGAAACCACTTAACATTACTTCCTCTTCGAAAGCTCTGTCAGATGATTCTGTGTCAAAAATCTCAGAATGCTCGTTAGCATAGTTTTTGTATTCAAGTCCGAATAGTGCATTCAAACCTGGTTCTAGTTCTTTAACTAGCTGTGCTCTTGATATTGCCATGTTTATTTATCTCCTATTCGATATTAGTTATACAACGCAGATAGAGGAGTAATCATAACGACTACGTCAGCCCCACCTACTGTTAGGTCTTTTTGACCTGGGATATTAGCTGATCTAACTAGTTTAAACATATTTGTTGTAGCACTTGTTGCTGCTATGTTTAATCTTTCGTCAGACATGCCACTTCTACCAGTAGCGCCATTATCACCTGTGTTGAACGTTTGACCAACATTAGTCAAAGGACATGCTGCGTTTGTTCTAATGTTATATTCCTGAAGAGGATTATCCATTACAAAAGCGGAACCTGAACTTGAACCTGTGTTGTAGTCAACAGCGAAATTTGTTCCACTTGGAACAGAGTTCGCCCACGTTGGTTTTGATGTTGCTGAGTCAACCCAGAATGCACCATTGAATACACCTACTAGTCTTGAAGTAGCTGTAGCATTAGTGAATCCTGCACCACCTGCAGTATCATCGTCTAGTGAGTCGTAAGTTGCATCTTGAATAGAACCTTTTTCAGCTGCCTGTGTCCCTATGTTTAGAGAAACGGGGTCGCCTTTAAAGATAGTAT